TGATCAAGATGCTTTAAACGAGTTTTACCGACAGTTTCCTAGAACTACAGAGCATGCTTTCAGAGATGAAAGTAAAAACAGTATCTTTAACTTAATGAAGATATACGAGCAGATAGACTACAACGAAGGTAGTAGACATGCTGCTCATACTACGACTGGAAGTTTTAGTTGGGTAAACGGTATTAAGGATTCTAAGGTGGTTTTCCACCCAGATCCAGGTGGAAGATTTAAAGTTAGTTGGGTTCCCCCATCTCACTTACAAAATAAACAAATAATAAAAAATGGTGTTAAGTTCCCAGGGAATGATCACGTTGGCGCGTTTGGCTGTGATAGTTATGATATTAGCGGTACTGTTGATGGCAAGGGTTCAAAAGGATCACTTCATGGACTAACAAAGTTTTCTATGGAAGACGCGCCTTCGAGTACGTTTTTCTTAGAGTATATAGCAAGACCCCAAACCGCAGAAATATTTTTTGAAGATGTGTTAATGGCATTAGTATTTTATGGTATGCCTTTATTAGCAGAGAACAACAAGCCAAGACTACTGTACTATTTGCGCCGAAGAGGTTATAGAGGGTATAGCATGAACAGACCAGACAAAACTTGGAAGAAGTTATCAGTTGCTGAAAAAGAAGTGGGTGGTATACCAAACTCAAGTGAAGATATTAAACAAGCTCACGCCTCAGCTATAGAGATGTACATACAAGGACACGTAGGACATTTAGGTGAAGGTAATTACGGTACTGTTTACTTTAACGAGTTGTTAAACGACTGGGCTAAGTTTGATATAAACAAAAGAACAAAGCACGATGCTTCTATAAGCTCTGGTTTAGCTATTATGGCTTGCAACAGACATTTGTATGCCCCTAATGCTAAAGTAGAAAGAAAACCGTTAGACCTGAATATATCTAAATACAACAACAAGGGATTTAATTCCGAAATAATAAAGTAAAATATGGCTGAGTCAGTACATGTTAATTTTCCAAAGCAAAACGTTAGCGATGACGAAAAGAACTCTATTGAGTATGGAGAGAAAATTGCTAAAGCTATAAGCGCTGAGTGGTTTAGTAGAGAAACTAGCGCTAGTAGGTATACTACTAATGCAAATGATTTTCATAAACTCAGGCTGTACGCTAGAGGAGAGCAGTCTATACAAAAATATAAAGATGAGTTATCTATTAACGGTGATTTATCGTATCTTAATTTAGATTGGACACCGGTACCTATTATATCTAAGTTTGTTGATATAGTTGTTAACGGTATAGCTGAAAGAACTTATGACGTAAAGGCTTTCTCTATAGACGCTGGTGGATCAGAAAAAAGAAACAATTTTATAGACACTGTTACTGGTGATATGCAAATGAAGGGGTTTGATAGCTCAATGATGCAGGAGTTAGGTGTTGATACTACACAAAGTAGCATGCAGGTTCTACCTGAATCAGATGAAGAGTTGCAGCTATATATGCAGTTGCAGTATAAGCAGGCTATCGAGATAGCGGAGGAGCAAGCTATTAGCGTTTTGCTAGAAGGAAATAACTATGAATTAATTAAGAAAAGATTTTTTCATGATTTAACAGTTTTAGGTATTGGAGTTGTTAAAACAGGGTTTAATAAATCGGAAGGCGTCGTAGTGGATTATGTTGATCCAGCTAACGTCGTTTATTCTCACACTGAATCACCTTATTTTGAAGACATATATTACGTTGGTGAAGTTAAAGCTTTACCGATCAACGAATTAGTCAGAGAGTTTCCTCACTTAACAGATAGTGAGATTGACGAAATTGTAAGCAAAAACAACAAGAATAATACTTATAGATATAATTCACGAAGTAGTCTTAGGGATGACAACATTGTGCATGTGCTTTATTTCAATTACAAAACCTACAATAGTGAGGTTTATAAGATTAAGCAGACAGGAAGCGGAGGAGATAAAGCTATAGAAAAAACCGATAGGTTTAACCCTCCGGAAAACATGGACGGTAACTTCACTAGAGAAGCTAAGAAGCTGGAAGTTCTTTACGATGGGGTTATGGTTCTTGGTTGTGATAAAATACTTAAGTGGGAGTTGTCTAAAAACATGATTCGCTCTAAGAGTGATTTTAACAAAGTTAAAATGAACTACAGTATTGTAGCTCCTAGGATGTACAAAGGTAGAATCAAAAGTTTAGTTAGTAGAATAACTGGTTTTGCTGATATGATACAGCTTACTCATCTCAAGCTACAGCAAGTTATGGCTAAGATGGTTCCAGATGGTGTTTATTTAGATGCAGATGGTTTAGCCGAAATTGATTTAGGTAATGGCACTAACTATAACCCACAGGAAGCTCTTAACATGTTCTTTCAAACTGGTAGTGTTATAGGTAGAAGCTTCACCTCTGAAGGTGACATGAACCCTGGTAAAGTACCTATTCAAGAAATACAGTCTAGTAGCAAAGGCGCTAAACTACAGTCTTTGATACAGACGTATAACTATTACTTGCAGATGATTCGTGATGTCACTGGTCTAAATGAAGCTAGAGACGGTAGTACACCTGATAAAAACGCTTTAGTTGGAATACAAAAAATAGCCGCAGCTAACTCTAATACAGCTACAAGGCATATCCTGCAAGCTGGATTACTTCTTACAGCTGAAACAGCTGAAAAGTTATCATTAAGAATATCTGATGTCATAGAGTATTCACCTACTAAGAAAGCTTTTATTGAGTCAATCGGGCACCGCAATGTAGCAAAATTAGAAGAGGTATCAGAACTGCATCTACACGATTTCGGTATTTTTATAGAACTATCTCCTGACGAAGAAGAAAAGCAGTTGCTAGAAAACAACGTTCAAATGGCTCTTCAACAAGGTGGAATTGAACTAGAAGACGCTATAGATATTAGAGAAGTAAAAAACTTAAAGTTAGCCAATCAGCTACTAAAGATAAGGCGTAACAAAAAAATAGAACGTGACAGACAGCAACAGCTAGAAAACATACAGGCTCAAACACAGTCTAACCAAGCCGCTGCTCAAGCTTCAGCTCAAGCAGAAGTTCAAAAGCAATCCGCTATTACACAGAGTAAAGTTCAACTGCTTCAAGCTCAATCACAGGCTGACGCTCAAAAGTTACAGTTAGAGATGGCTGCTAAAAAAGAACTTATGGGACTTGAGTTTCAGTACAACATGCAGTTGAAAGGTATTGAGGTTAGTGGGCTCAAAGATAGAGAGAGCCAAAAGGAAGATAGAAAAGACGAAAGAACAAAGATACAAGCATCCCAACAAAGCGAACTTATAGACCAAAGAAAAAGCGGAAAACCACCTAAAAAGTTTGAATCCGCAGGTAATGATACTATAGGTGGTGGATTTGGCTTAGAAGCCTTTGGGGCGCAGTAAATTATTAAATAACTATTATATTATATTATGGAAGAAGTAAAAAACGAAGAAGTGATCGAAGAGGTTACTCAAGAAACACCTCAAGAAGAGGTTGCTGAGGAGCAGAAACCCGAGGTAGATTTAAGTAAATTTGAAAGCAAAGATGATGATGACGTCATTAAAATAGATTTAAGTAAACCAATAGAAACAGAATCAGAAACAGTAGATGAGAACCAAACTGATCTCGAAGAAGTTGTTGCAGAAGTTACACAAGAAGAGAACGCTAGCGATGAGGTACCAACCCTTGAGGAAATTACCGATGAGGAAACTGTCACAGAAGAAGAAGTAATAGAAGCCCTTGACGCTAATGAAGAGTCAGGGAAAGCTATACCAGAAAACGTTCAGAAGTTGCTAAACTTTATGGATGAAACAGGTGGAGACCTAGAAGACTACGTTAAGCTAAATAAAGACACTAGTAATTTAAGTGATCAAGATGCTTTACGGGAGTACTACCAAAGAACTAAACCTCATCTAGCTTCAGATGAAATTGATTTTCTTATAGAAGATGGATTTTCATATGATGAAGATATAGATGATGAAAGAGATATTAAACGTAAAAAATTGGCCCTCAAAGAGCAAGTTGCCGAGGCCAAGACCTACTTAGACGGGCAAAAGTCTAAATATTACGAAGAGATTAAAGCTGGAAGCAAACTCACAGGTGAGCAGCAGAAGGCAATTGATTTCTTCAACCGATACAATAAAGAGTCAGAGCAGACTAATCAAGCTGTCAAACGTAGTAGTGATGTTTTTGAACAAAAGACTAATAATCTTTTTAACGACAAATTCAAAGGTTTTGAATACAACGTCGGAGAAAAAAAATATCGATTCAACGTTAAGGATGTCGATGGTGTGAAAGCTAAGCAGAGTGATATAAACAATTTCATGTCAAAGTTTGTCGATGAAAATAAATCGCTTTCAGATGCTAAAGGATACCACAAGGCGTTGTATACAGCGATGAATTCCGATGCAGTTGCTCAACATTTCTATGAACAAGGAAAAGCCGATGCACTGAAAGACAGTGTTCGGAAGTCGAAAAATATTGATATGGATCCCAGAGGTTCACATAAAGAAACGACTACCGGCGGCATGAAAGTTCGAGTGTTAGGTGATGATTCTGCCTCTTTTAAGTTCAAAATGAAAAATAAAAAATAACAATTTAAAAATTAAGAAAAATGGCAATTACACCTGCAACTCAGACAAGAGCCGGTGCTGTAAAGACAGCTCTATCTGAGAATTATTTAGACATCCAAAATAATGGATGGGCGCAGCAATACCTTCCAGATCTAATGGAAAAGGAAGCCGAAGTGTTCGGTAAAAGAACAATCTCTGGTTTTCTCGCTCAAGTTGGAGCTGAAGAAGCTATGGCTGCAGACCAAGTTATTTGGTCAGAACAAGGTCGATTACACCTTTCATACAAAGGAACAATCGGAACAAACACAGTTAGTACTATTCAATTAGATACTGATATTGACGATCAAGACGTAGGAACCACTCACGGTGTTCGCGTTGGAGATACTATTTTGGTAGCTTCTTCCGCTCTCACGGTTCAGTGTTACGTTTCTCAAATCAATTCAGATACTGGTGGTGGACAGAACACTGGGTCAACAGACTTTATCACAGCTGTGCCTTACTCTCATGAGCATCTTGACGATGCTGGTTTTGGAGCTGATGACGCTGTTACTGTACTAGTTTATGGTTCAGAGCACGCAAAAGGAACTGCTGGTAAAGTTGGGTCTAACGAGCCTTCTTTTACTACATTTACCAACAAACCAATTATCATGAAAGATATGTACCAGGTTTCTGGTTCTGATGTTTCTCAAGTTGGTTGGGTGGAAGTTTCTGGTGAAGATGGGCAAAACGGTTACTACTGGTACCTAAAAGCTGAAGGAGATACTCGCTCTCGTTTTATGGACTACGTTGAAATGGCGATGATTGAGTCTGAAAAAGCTGCTGTTGCTTCTATTGCTCTTAGCGGTGCTAATGACGTTAATGAACTCCAAGGTACTGAAGGTTTATTCGCGGCTATTGAGTCACGTGGTCACCAGTCTTCTGGTATTACCGGTGTTAACGCGGCTACTGATTTAGCTGAATTTGACGCAATTTTAGCTGAGTTTGATAAGAACGGTGCTATTGAAGAAAACATGCTTTTCCTTAACCGAGCTACATCACTAGCTATGGATGACATGCTCGCTTCAATGAATTCCTACGGTGCTGGTGGTACTTCTTACGGAGTATTTGACAACTCTGAGGACATGGCTCTAAACCTTGGTTTCTCAGGTTTCCGTCGCGGATCATACGATTTTTACAAGTCTGACTTCCGCTACTTGAACGATCTAGCTACACGTGGTGGTATTAACGCTAGAAACACCGCTGGTGCTGTTCGTGGTGTGGTTATTCCAGCTGGGGTATCCTCTGTGTATGACGATGTTTTAGGCAGAAATCTCAAGCGTCCTTTCTTACACACCCGTTTCAGAGCTTCAGCTACTGAGTCACGTAAAATGAAGACTTGGACTACTGGTTCTGTTGGAGCAGTTACATCTGATCTTGACGCGATGACAGTGAACTTCCTAACTGAGCGATGCTTAGTTGTACAGGGAGCAAACAACTTTATGTTGTTGAACTAAGATAAGTATATTTGGTGAAACTACCTCTCCTTCGGGAGGGGTAGTTTTATATTAATTTTTTATTATATTATATTATGGCTAAAAAGCAAACAAAAAAAGTAGAGGTC